CGAGGTGATATTTGCGGTCAAAACATTAGCCCGAAAAATGGTCGCGAATCCCGAGACGTTCAGGGTCGCCACGTTTTCCGTGAGAACGTTAGACGAGGTGATATTCGCGGTCAAAACATTAGCCCGAAAAATGGTCGCGAATCCCGAGACGTTCAGGGTCGCCACGTTTTCCGTGAGAACGTTAGACGACGAGATATTCGCGGTCAAAACATTAGCCTGGAAGAGGGTCGTGAAGCCCGAGACGTTCAGAGTCGCCACGTTTCCCGTGAGAATGTTAGACGAGGTGATATTCGCGGTCAAAACATTGGCCCGGAAGAGGGTCGCGAATCCCGAGACGTTCAGGGTCGCCACGTTTTCCGTGAGAACGTTAGACGACGATATATTCGCGGTCAAAACATTAGCCTGGAAGAGGGTCGTGAAGCCCGAGACGTTCAGGAACGTGACGTTGGCCTGGGTACTGACGTTCAGGGAGGCGACGTTGACCGTGGGGGCGTTGACGTTTCCCGTGGCGGTGAGGACACTGACGGCTGCTGTGTTGTCGCCCACGATTTTTCCATAGAATCCCGTGGTTGCTATGGCCGTCGCAGCGTTTGACACGGGCGTGGTTATTATGGGCGCGTAGACGTTGACGCTCGCCGTCAGGGTACTCAGGGCCGCTGTATTGTTACCGGCAAGCACGCCATAAAAGGCCGACAATGCGGATACGGCCCCAGTGACGCTGACGCCCTGAGCAAACGTCACGGGCCCTGCAAAACTTGAAGTGCCCGTGCCGTTCACGGCCGCATTGCCGACCGTGACGACATCGCCAAAATTGGTGATGATCGGCATTACATTTTACAGAGAGTTTTTTCGGCGTCGGGACCCGTAGGGCCCCTCCTGTGAACTCCGGGGCTTCAGAGCGGTCTCAAAGTCACGTAGGAACCAGTGTACCCTTCGGCCGTCACGTTGGTATAGGCCGTCTTGTGGATATTCTCTGTCGTATTTTGCATGGCCTCAAAATCGATAAAATAGTACTTTGATGTGGAATCGACGTAAAAGGGGATCTGAACGGGCACGGAAGGGTCCTGCCCCACACTTATGCGATAGCAGTAAAGCCAGACTCCCGGATCGGCGAGGTTCGAGTGGACGTCCGATGTGTTGGAGCTTAGGGCAATGGTCTTGATGTTATTGTCCGAACACAGAACGATCGTGAATTGATAGGGCCCGGTCTGGCCGAAACGGAAGCCGCCGTTGGCCGTCGGACCGGTGATCAGGGGGTTGGACCCGTACACGGTCCAGGACGCCACGGGGTTCGGGCCGAAAAGCGTGAAGAGGTTGGATGTCACGGAACCGGCCACGTTACCGGTCCAGTTACCGGTCGCGTTGAGAGTATACGTTGCGTTCAAATTCATGAAGAGGCCCGAGGAGACGGGGATCACACCTGGGGTGGAGATGCTCGCGACGTTGAGAGTCTGCAAATTGGAGTTGCCCGAGACGGTCAAGGAGGTCAGAGTACCGACCGACGTGACATTGGTCTGGGCCGCCTGGAGCCGTGCGGCAGCGAGCGCCCCGAATGTGACGTTGCTCGCGTTGAGGTTACTCATGGCGTTCGCACCGCCCACAAAAAAGGGGGCCGAGACGTTCCCTGTGGCGAAGAGACCGGTCAAGGTGCCGACCTGCGTGATGTTGGGCTGGAGGGGCTGTGAGACGACGAGGGCGACGTTGGCCGCCGCCACATTCCCCACGAGTACGGAGCTCTGGATGTTTGTAAGGGCATTACCCTGGCCCGAAAAGAAGGAGGCCGTGACGTTACCATTCACAAATAGCCCTGTCAAGGTACCGACCTGTGTGATGTTGGGCTGGAGGGGCTGCGAGACGACCAGAGCGACGTTCGCCCGGGCCACGTTGCCTGTGATCGCGGCGGCCGTGATATTAGAGATGCCCGAGCCGTCGCTGGCGGTCAGGGTACCGGCGTTGAGTGAAGAGATGTTGGCGGTGCTTGCGACGTTCAGGGTCGTGCACGATACAAAGGGCATGGTCAAGGTGTCGAAGTTGAAAACGGTGTTGGTCGCGTTGGACGTGAAACCGGCTGTGAATATGTTGGTCGTCGTGATGGCGTTTGCCGCGTAGATGTTCCCTGAGACGTTCAGACTCGTGAGGGTCCCCACGCTCGTGATGTTGGGCTGGGCCGGCTGACTGACGACCAGGGCGACGTTGGCACTGGCGACGTTCCCGACGAGGGACGCGCTTTGAACGTTGCTCAGGGCGTTCCCACCTCCTATGAAGAAAGGGGCCGTGACGTTTCCATTCACAAATAGCCCCGTGAGCGTGCCGACCTGCGTGATGTTGGGCTGGGAGGGCTGAGAGACGACCAGAGCGACATTGGCCGCCGCCACATTGCCCACGAGTACGGAACTCAAGACATTCGTGAGTGCATTACCCTGGCCGGAAAAGAAGGAGGCCGTCACGTTACCATTCACAAATAGCCCCGTGAGCGTGCCGACCTGCGTGATGTTGGGCTGGAAGGGCTGCGAGACGACCAGAGCGACATTGGCCGCCGCCACATTACCCACGAGTACAGAACTCAAGACATTCGTTAGTGCATTACCCTGGCCCGAAAAGAAGGAGGCCGTGACGTTACCATTCACAAATAGGCCCGTGAGCGTGCCGACCTGCGTGATGTTTGGCTGGAAGGGCTGAGAGACTACGAGGGCGACATTGGCCGCCGCCACATTACCGCCGAGGGACGCGCTTTGAATATTACTGAGCGCATTACCCTGGCCCGAAAAGAAGGAGGCCGTGACGTTTCCATTCACAAATAGCCCCGTGAGGGTCCCGACCTGTGTGATGTTGGGCTGGAGGGGCTGCGTGACGACCAGGGCCACGTTGGCCGCCGCCACATTCCCCACGAGGCTCGCGCTTTGAATATTACTGAGCGCATTACCTTGGCCCGAAAAGAAGGAGGCCGTGACGTTTCCGCTCACAAATAGCCCTGTGAGCGTCCCCACCTGTGTGATGTTGGGCTGGAGGGGCTGCGAGACGACAAGAGCGACGTTCGCCTGAGCAACATTACCCACGAGGCTCGCGCTCTGGACGTTCGAGAGGGCGTTACCCTGCCCAGAAAAGAAGGAGGCCGTGACGTTTCCAGTTGAGTAGAGGCCCGTGAGGGTCCCGACCTGTGTGATGTTGGGCTGGAGGGGCTGAGTGACGACCAGAGCCGTGTTTGCACTGGCCACGTTACCCACGAGGTTCGACGAGTTGATATTTGAAAGCCCCGAGGCGTTCCCGGTAAACAAGGCTGCTTGTAGGACCCCGCTGACCGTGAGCCCCGTCAAAGTACCAACCTGTGTGATGTTTGACTGGACGGGTTGTGAGACGACGAGGGCGACGTTCGCCCGGGCAACATTCCCCACGAGTACGGAACTCAAGACATTCGTGAGCGCGTTGCCCTGGCCCGAAAAGAAGGAGGCCGTGACGTTTCCAGTTGAGTAGAGGCCCGTGAGGGTCCCGACCTGTGTGATGTTGGGCTGGACGGGCTGAGTGACGACCAGAGCCGTGTTGGAACTGGCGACGTTCCCCACGAGGTTCGACGAGTTGATATTTGAAAGCCCCGAGGCGTTCCCAGTAAACAAGGCTGCTTGTAGGACCCCGCTGACCGTGAGCCCCGTGAGGGTCCCGACCTGCGTGATGTTTGACTGGACGGGCTGTGAGACGACCAGAGCGACGTTCGCATTCGCAACATTCCCCACGAGTACGGAACTCAAGACATTCGTGAGCGCGTTGCCCTGGCCCGAAAAGAAGGAGGCCGTGACGTTCCCCGTAGAGTATAGACCCGTGAGCGTCCCCACCTGTGTGATGTTGGGCTGGAGGGGCTGAGAGACTACGAGGGCGACGTTCGCCCGGGCAACATTCCCCACGAGTACGGAGCTCAAGACATTCGTGAGCGCGTTACCCTGGCCCGAAAAGAAGGAGGCCGTGACGTTTCCATTCACAAATAGCCCTGTCAAAGTACCAACCTGTGCGATGTTGGGCTGGAAGGGCTGAGTGACGACCAGAGCCGTGTTTGCACTGGCGACGTTACCCACGAGGTTCGACGAGTTGATATTTGAAAGCCCCGAGGCGTTCCCGGTAAACAAGGCTGCTTGTAGGACCCCGCTGACCGTGAGCCCCGTCAAGGTACCAACCTGTGTGATG